GATAAAAAGGAACAAGTAACATGAACCAAGTAGCAACAAAAAAAGAAGGAGCGTTAGCAACAAATTTATTTGAAGCTGATGCAAATCAAGGTGCTCAAAATATATCGCAAGAAGATCTTGCGTTGCCTTTCTTAAAAATTTTGGGCCAACTATCTCCAGAGGTTAACAAAAGAGATGGTAAATATGTCGAGGGGGCAGAACCTGGACTTATAATCAATACAGTTACAAATGAATTGTATAACGACGTAGATGTAATACCTTGTCATTATAAAAGACAATACATCGAATGGCAGGACAGAGGCACTAGCACAGGTGCACCTGTTGCAATTCATGAAGCAGACAGTGATATCATTAGTCAAACCACTAGAGGTAAAGACTATAAAGATAGATTAGCAAATGGTAACTATCTTGAAAACACTGCAAGTCATTTTGTATTGGTGAGAGGTGCAAACCCACATACTGCTTTGATATCTATGAAATCTACTCAATTAAAAGTTAGTAGAAAATGGAACTCAATGATGATGGGTTTAAAAATGCAGGGTAAAAATGGATTATTTACTCCGCCTACATACAGCCACATTTATAATCTAAAAACCGTCCAGATGTCTAACGACAAAGGAACATGGTTTGGTTGGGATGTGTCTAAAGTTGGTCCTGTTGAACAAAAAGATTTGTATGACATGGCTAAAAACTTTGCAACTAGTGTAGGTAAGGGTGAGATCCAAGCTAAACACGGCACGGAAGAGACAACAAAGTCTAATTCAAATTACTAGATCCTAGGTAGTGGGCGTCGATGCGAGAGTGGAAACGCCCACTTATAAAATATGATTGAGAAGTTTAAAAACATATTTCAAGGATTAGACCGTGCGCATGGTGTCACTATTGTAGGTGAATCAAATGGTAACGGCACTAAGGTAAAAGGTAAATCATTTGTAAAACGTGAGCCAGTCACTGATGAATTATGGCAAAAACATTTAGATGGTAAAGACAGTTTAGGTGTCATACCAATCAACGATGATAACAAATGTAAGTGGGGGTGTATTGACATAGATTCTTACGCAGGATTTGATCATCAAAAACTTATAAACAAAATTAAACAATTTAAATTACCACTGGTAGTATGTAGATCAAAGTCTGGTGGTGCACACGTATTTTTATTTACAAAAGATTATGTATCAGCAAGTTTGATGCAAGATAAGTTAAATGAGATTAGATCCGTATTAGGTTATGGTGGATCAGAAGTTTTTCCAAAACAACGTGAATTAAAATCAAAAGATGATACAGGAAATTTTCTTAACTTACCATACTTTAATTGCAGTAACACAACAAGATATGCCTTTCTCGAGAGTGGTGAAGCTGCTACACTAGAAAGTTTTTTTGAGTTAGTAGAAAGATATAAACAAGAAGACATCAGCACAATAGAAGTTAAAAGACCCGAGACACCATACTCTGATGGTCCACCATGTGTAGAACTTATGGTGCAAAACAAAGTTACAGAGGGTGGTAGAAACAATGCATTGTTTCATTATGGTGTGTATGCAAAATCTAAATGGCCGGAAAATTGGAAAACAAAAATAATATTGTTTAATGAGTCTGCGATGGCCCAACCATTATCAGATATAGAAGTAAATATCATAACAAAACAACACGAGAAAAAAGACTGGGGCTACAAATGCAATGATCAACCTATGTGTAGTTTATGTGATAAAAAATTATGCAAGACTAGAAAGTTTGGTATAGGTCAAGAGATAACATTTCCTAATCTTACAGACCTACAGGTTGTAGCGTTAGAAGAACCATACTATTACATGAATGTAGATGGAGATAGATTGTATCTTGATTCTGCAAAACATTTAACAAATCAAAGTTTATTTCAAGAGGAGTGTGTAAAACAATTACGATTTAATCCACCAACACTAAAGACAAACGATTGGAAAAAACTTACAAACATACTATTAGAGAATGCAGAAGTAACAGAACCTGCAGAGGGTACAGGCACAAAAGATATATTACGAAACTATCTTGAAGACTATTGTGTAAATAGAATACAGAAAGATGACTACGAAGATTTAAAAAATGGTGGTACGTATACTAAAGAGGGTTATCACCACTTTGTATTTGATAACTTCTTTCACAACTATCTATCCAGAAAACATTGGAAGGTGCCATACCAAAGAACATCACAGATGTTAAAAGACAATCTAAACTGCACAACTAAACGTGTAGGCAAACACAAATTATCTGTATTTGTTGTATCTAGGTTTGATAAAAAGCCAGAAACATATACACCAAAACCATTTAAGAAAGATAACTACTAATGCGAACAATCATATATGGACCACCAGGCACAGGGAAAACACATACTTTGTTGGGACACATAGAAAAATTTCTTGAGACAACGGACCCAGATAAGATTGGTTATTTTACATTTAGTAAGAATGCTGCAGTGGAGGGTAAAGAAAGAGCTGCACTTAAATTTAGATTATCTTTATTAGATGATCTACCATACTTTCAAACACTACATTCATTTTGTTTTAATCAACTTGGTCTAAGTAAAGATCAGGTCATGAAAGAAAAACATTACAAAGAATTAGGAGAGAAGATGGGATTAGAAATAGAAGGCACACAACAAGATGAGGACCATGACAGTGTATTTTATTCTAAAAATCCATACATACAATTAATAAACATAGCAAGATCAAAAGAAATAGATCCTGTAAAGTATTATCATCTTACAGACAATCAACAGGTGTCATTAAATAAATTAAAAATTATATCAGAAGAATTACAGAGGTATAAAACAGAACATGGTTTAGTTGACTTTCCTGACATGATAGAAAAATTTTTAAGTGGTGGTGATACACCAAAACTAAGAGTTATGTTTGTAGACGAAGCACAAGATTTAAGTTTGATACAATGGAAGCTGGTAAGAAGAATAGAGGAGTCAGCAACAGATTCTTTTATTGCAGGAGATGATGACCAGGGTATATATAAATGGAATGGTGCACATGTAAATACATTTATAAATTTAGAAGGCACAAGAGAAATATTAGAACAATCACACAGGGTGCCACAAAAACCTTTTGAACTTGCAAACAAAATTATTAACAAAGTAAAAAATAGAGTGACTAAAAAATATTATCCTAAAGATACAGAGGGATCTGTAAAACGTTGTCAAAGTTTACATGAGGTAGATTTTACAAAAGGTAAATGGTTAGTGTTAGCCACAGCAAACTATATGTTAAGTGACATAGGTGATGTGTTAGATGAAAAAGGATTGTACTGGCAAAGAAGAAAAGCAACACCAAGAGTTAAAAACATATACGAGATTATACAAAAATGGGATGAATTAAAAACAGGTGTACCTATGCATTATAATGATTGTAAAAAAATTTTTAACAAGATGAACAAAAATTGGGACAAAAAATTATTTAAAGCTATGGTTAAAGATCAGTTCTATGGCATAGATGATTTAAAAAATAAATACGGTTTACAAACAGAAGCAGAGTGGCACGAAGCGTTAGATGAATTAGGAAACGAAGATATAAGAAAGATAACAAAATTAATAAAAACAGGAGAAGATTTATCTAGTACACCAAGGATAAGTATTTCTACAATACATGGAGTAAAAGGAAATGAAAGAGAGAATGTAGTAATCAATACAGAACTATCTGGGGCAGCGTACGATGAGTATCAAAAGAATCCAGATGACACACACAGATTGTTTTATGTTGCATGCACAAGAACAGAAAACAATTTATTTATAATCGAACCACAAAGGAAAAAAGCATATGACATCTAAAGTATGGGACAAACAACACGGAGGATCCCACTATCAAAAATATAAAATTCAACCAAGTAAGTTTGTAGTAGAGAATGAATTGCTATATCCTGAAGGTTGTGCTATAAAATATATAATACGTCATCGTGACAAGGGAAAGAAGCAAGATATATTAAAAGCGATACATTTTTTAGAAATGATTATAGAGAGGGATTACAATGAAACCGATATTTAAACCACAGACAGAGTGGTTACCACCACAGGACTTTCCTGATCTATCTAGTTATAATGAAATAGCTATTGATTTGGAAACAAAAGATCCTGATTTAAAAACGATTGGATC